ACCTTTACTTCGATCACTGGTAACAACATCACTGGTGCTTGGTCTACGGCTTCTATTCCGGCTGGAATTACGCTTCCTGGACCGATCCAGAGCTTTCAGATCAACACTGGTCAGGTGGTAGCGTTCAATGGAGTGATCAACTCTTAAGCCTGTGACGCTGGCTCTTGGAACAAGATTGGCTTCGAGTGGGTCTGGCGGAAACGTCAGACCTCCTGACGAGCCAATCATGCGCCGAGATCTGTTGCAGGAGGATAACTTCTTCATCTATTGCGAAGATGGAAGTGCGAGCAAGATAGTAATCACATTTGGAACTTTCGATTCTGTTGTTGTTGAGGATGGAACGACGTTCCTAGTTCAAGAAGACAACGGAAAACTAATCATTCAACCCAACTAGAAAAGATTATGGCAGATACTAAAATCACAGGGCTTCAACCGCCTCAAGCTGGTTATTCAATCGTTCCATCAACCGACGTTCTTCCAATCGTCGTTGTTGCTGATCCCGGAATGGCTGCTTCGGGTTCTACCCGAAAAGCAACCGTGAACCAGATCCTCGGCTCCGGCGGCACCGCCACCCTCGCCAGCGCAACCATCACCGGCGATCTGACGGTGGATACCTCGACGCTGAAGGTTGATTCGACGAATAATCGGGTGGGTATTAATACGGCGAGTCCGAGTACAAATCTACACGTTGGAAGTGGAACTGGACTAAACAACCTAGGAGTTGGACTAAGCCGTGGTGCAACCACCAACTTCTACGAGGCTTACGACGGAACCAAAAGCTTCTTGGCTGGCACTGATTCATCGCAAACCGGAGTGAAGGTTGGCGCTTTGTCCAACCATTCGATGTTCTTGGTTTGCAACAACATCACTCAGCTTCAGATTGATCCGCTGGGAGTTTTCACGTTCCTCGACGGCGCAGGTGGCACTCGAATGACTTTGAACTCCACGGGGCTGGGCGTGGGGGGAAGTCCTGCTGGAAAAATTACCGCTGTATCGAATGCGTCTTTGTTTGAAGCAAAACAATTAACTTCAGGTGCTGCTTCTTACTATGTAATGGATACAACCGTAGACGCTTCCGGAAAGCGTTGGAGGTTTGGTTTTACGGGAATGTCTGGATCGACTGTTGCCGATTTCTCAATCTACAATCAGACTGATAATCTCCCGATTGCCGACTTCAAAGCGAATGGCAATGTTGTATTCAATACGGGCCAAGTGGGCATAGGCGTTACGCCGAGTTACAAGCTGGATGTTCGGTCTACTACTGCAGCAAACCAACTTCGCCTTTCGGGTTCTAATCAGAACTCAATGGTGTTTGCAAATGCTGCCGCTGGTGCTTCAAATGGGTTTTTGGTTGGAAGAAGTTTTAGTTCCGACGATGCAAACAACTGGTTCATTTATGATGTAACCTCATCTGCTTTAAGGTTTTTTATCGGAAGCACTGGAAATGTTGGAATCGGGACACCGGCTCCAACTGCAAAGTTTGATGTTGCAGGTGACATGACTGTAAGCAGCAGCGGAAACCTTGGTGTTGGAGTTGTTACATTTGGAACCTCTGCCGCTAAGGTTATTGGTCTTGCAAACGCTACCGCTCCAACCACTTCTCCTGCTGGCATGGGTCAACTCTACGTCGAGTCCGGTGCGCTGAAGTACCGTGGAAGCTCTGGCACTGTCACAACCATCGCTAACGCCTAACCCATACCACCATGATTACCCTCTCTTGGATCATCGAACGCCTTCTCGTCAAACCGACCGAAGGCTCACTCACCGATGTCGTCATCACCGCCGACTGGCGATGCAACGGCACTCAGGATCAGTACAGCGGAACCTGCTACGGCTCCTGCTCGTTCGCTCCGCCGTCTGGTGAGTTCACGCCTTACGAGGATCTGACCGAGCAGCAGGTGCTAGACTGGTGCTTCGCCAACGGAGTCGATCAGACGGCCATCGAAGCGAACGTGACGCAGCAGATCGAAAACCAGATCAACCCGCCGATCATCGCTCCTCCGCTGCCGTGGTTACCGCCGGTGGAAATCGTTCCTCAGGTGGAGCCGCCGCTCGTCAATGCGGAAACTCCTGTCGCCGCTGTTGACGAACAGCCGGTTGTTTCGGATGCTCCGACGGCATGATTACAATCGAACTTACCACTGAGCAGGCCAATCAACTCCTCCAACTCATCGACATCGCCATCAAAGCTGGCGGTTTCCAGAATGCAAAGGTAGGAGTTCCATTGGCCGACCTCATCATCGCAGCCGCACAGCCTAAACCCGAGCAATGACAACCGATACCAACAGTAGCAGCGGGCTTGGACTTTCACTTGCAACCGCCGCTACTGCTGGTGCGGTATCACTGCTTCCTCAGTTAACAGAGTGGTTCCGATTCGGGGCCGCTCTGTTGGCGTTTATAGCCGCAGCAATCGGACTCTACAAAGCCATCAAGAAATGAACTGGAAAACCACTCTCGCAGGTGTCGGAGCAATCATGGTCGCAATCGGAGGCGCACTCAAAGCACTCTTCGATGGAGACCCCTCCACCAACATGGACATCGCAGCCACCATCACCGCCGTGACCGTTGGATTCGGACTCATCATGGCCAAGGACGCTGATAAGAAGAAGGCTGAATGAACGTCATCGAGCAAATCGTATCAGCCATTCTCAAGTGGCTGGTATGGCTTGCGAAAACACCCTACACCGCAGAGGATGCAAAACCCGATCCAGAACTCAAAAAGAAGCTATTGGATCGCATTGCTGATTCTGAGCGCAAGCTGCTCAACAAGAGTGGTGATCGTGCCCCACGGTGAGCCTATACGCCTCGCTGAGGACGTAAAAGCTCGCGTCTGGGTCAAAGATGCCCAGGGCAACCCAACCAAGTCTCAAAACCGCGTGACAATCCACGAGGGATGGTACGCACTACCGAAGGAATAGTATGGCAACCCCACTTACAGGCAGTTCAGTCGCATCAACATACATTGGCCTGCTCAAGACCTCCGACAACGCCAGTCTTACCGGAAGTCTCAGGAGCATCAGCGATGGCGGCGGAACCGATTCCGCGCTCCAGCTCTCCACCACCGCAGCCAACATTGTCGGTACCCTGAATGTCACGGGTGCCACCGGACTAGCTTCGAGCCTCGCAGTCTCTGGGTTGGCCACCATCGGTTCTACACTCGGCGTGACCGGTGCCACCAACCTTTCATCCACCCTGACCGTTACCGGTGCTACTACCCTCTCGTCCACTCTGGCAGTCACTGGTGCCGCCAATCTCTCGTCCACCCTCGCGGTCACCAGCAACATCTCCACGAGCGCGGGTAATCTGTCCGTGTTTGGAAACATCGTCCAAACCAACGCCGCCGCATCAAGTTCGTTTGCCGGAAGCCTTACTGCTTCATCGGTAACATTCAGCTCAACCTTCACATGCAATGGGAATGCATCGTTTTTTGGAAACGTATCATTCGCCAATCCGCTAACAATCAATAGCACCCTCAATGTTACCGGTGCTACTGTCATATCGGACAACCTTACTGTAACCGGTTCGATTGGATCTAGTTCTTCTATTAGCGGAACGTCTTTGTCCGCAAGTGGTAACCTGACGGTAAACGGCAATACCACTATTGGTAATGCTGCCGCAGATCTCCTGACGGTGAACGCGAATGTTGTTACATTCCCGAACATCACTACTCAGAATGTTGATACGGATACCGATAAGGTTATCATTCTTGATTCGACTGGAAGACTTCGGGCTTCCAACTCCAGTCAGTTTGTTCAGACTTCATTAAACTCCCCTCAATGTAAGCAGACTCCAAACAAAGCCAGAGCAAGCATTGAGGCAAATACCACTGGATCTGGTGCTGATGTAATATCGGTTTCTATTACTCCACGAAGCGGCAGTTCAAACATTCTTGTTTCTGCCGTTATCAACTATTCGTTTTTAACCGGTGATTCCAAAAACTGCGTTTTCAGGCTAACTAGAAACGGAACTGAGATTGGAACAAGCACTGGTACTGGAATAGTTGGAATCGCTTCTGCCAGCTACGAAGACGGTGAGATTGAGTCGATCAACAATGTTAAGATAGAGTTTCTTGATTCACCCAATACCACCTCTGCTGTTACATACAAGATTCACATTTATGGATCTAGTGACCTGTATTTGAACTTCAACATAAATGGTTCCGTCCAGCAAAGCACTACTTCGACGATCACCGCTCAGGAATACTTCGCCTAATGAAACCATCTGAAGTAGCTCAAGCGGCTTGCGACAAGCTGTCGTTCACGGACTCGGCCACGATCACGTTGGCCAAGAAGTTCTGTATCCGCCGCTACTCCATGATCTGGGATTCGTGCCTGTGGAACGATACCCTTGGCGTTACCTCCATTCCGATCACTGACGGTGATGAGATCAATACGATCAGCACATTCATCACCAGCACCTACTCGTCGAACACTGGGTACAACATGTACATGGACTTCCCGGTGGCAGTGAAGTTCACGGTTGATGGAGATACCGATGGTATCGAGATCCCGTCCGCTGAGTGGGTGTCGTTCTTCCAGCTCGATCCAAACACTTGGAACAACGTCGATGGGCGCAAGTCCACTCCCAACAACTTCGTGAACTGGGTCCGAAACATGGACCCCGCTTACGGACTTGCCGGTGTTCCTAAGATCAAGCTCATCCCCGTTCCCAACGTCAATGGAACGCTCTTCATCCTTGGCAAGAAGCAGTCGCAGATGCGTCAGTTCGGTGAGGCTCAGACCATCACCAACGACAGCAACTTCGAGCTGCACGGTGTGGAGAATGCACTGATGGCCTACACCGAGGGCGATCTCCTGGAATACTCTCGGCAGTACGGTAAGGCCCAAGCCAAGTTCCAAGAGGGTGCTGCTCAGGTGTCCATTATGAAAGACATGGAACGCGGTCAGCAGCAGCAGATCAGCCGCATCATTCCTGACAGCCTCTACGACTACACCTTTCAGGACATCACCTAATGCCATTCCAATCCTCAGACGCACTCGACGACCAGATGCTTCTGGATGGAAGCAATGGGTTCAGCACTGGTGTCGTTTCAGCTACTCGTCCAGATGCCATTCCGGCCACAAGCTTGGAGTCGGCCATCAACATGGACTACGATGACTTTGGAAACCTTGTCACTCGTCTCGGGTCCGTTTCACTGGTTGGAAACAGCATCACCACTAACTGGGAAGCTGTTATCACAAACTGGGAGGCAACCACCGGCAACTTCGCCTCCAACCTTCCAATCAACTGCCAAGTCTACTCTGGCTTCTACTTTGATACGTCCGCCTCAGAGCGTCTGGTAATCGCGCTGAATGATATCAACGCAAACACCAATCTGCTGTACTACGGATCTCCTGGTATTTCGTACAACGTCATCAGCGGATCTACGATCAATCCTCTCGCGAGATACGTCTACTTCGCTCAGCTCAACGAGAAGCTGTTCTACGCGGATGGCTATAGCGCACTGCGTTATGTCAACAGCTCAAACTCGAACGCATCCATCGCTGCCGGAAAAATCAGCCGCATCGATGTCATCAATCAGGGGAGCGGACACAGCAACATCCCAACAATCACCATATCGGCCCCTCCGAGTGGTGTAACTGCAACCGCTCAAGCAAGAATCGGCGGAGACGGAGCCGTTCTTTCCATTGTAATTCTGAATCCCGGAAGCGGATACATCACGGCTCCTACGGTTTCGATCTCACCGGCAAACCAGTCCCACGCGGTCGCATTTGTATCCCTCGCC